GACTCTACACGCTGTGCAGTAGCTGTGCGGCTTGGTAAATGGGCAATGTCTTCAATGCTTAGTTCGTATTCAGTATAACCAAACTTTGGTGGGAATAACTGCACCTGAGGAAGCGGTGGTCGAACATATGTTTGAAGTTCATCACGACTCAAACGCCATGAAGCCAGCGATTGGCTTAATAGTCGTTCTTGGTTAGAAGCAAAAGGACCAACAAACTCCTGTGGAGGCATTGCAGCCTCTGTTGGGGCTACCCAAGGTCGTTTGTTATAAACTCCATCAGCGAATAAACCGGCCATGTTACCTCCTAGAAAAAGGTTCCGCTAGCCAAGGACTCTAAGCGTGAGTCTGGGGCGCCTGCGTCTGCCTTAGGTGTAGCTTTTATATCCGCAAGTGTTCCGTGAAACTCTTCAGAACGGGTACGAACAGGCTCGTCATTTTGGTTGCTGCTAAATAAACTTTGCGTTCCAGAAGAACTGCTAAAAAGTCCCACACACTACCTCCACGCTGGGCGCATACGCGCTACTTGGTCTACGCGACGCTTATCAAGTGCCATAGGTGAAGTACTACGCATATTAGCCTTACCATCATTTGGTAAATGTGGTGCTGGAGCAGCCATTGCATCTTCTGCATAACGTTTTGTTTGAATAGTATTTCCTACACGCTTGCCTTTCATTTGCCGTGAAATGCCACGCGAATTCTCTAATCCTTCTGGATAATAATAATCTTGTACATCAATACGTTCTCCTCGGTGAACCCCGCGCTGATAGGAACGTTGACCAATGCGCACCTTTAATGAATTTAAAACTCTATCTGATGCGGAAGAATCACGACCGCGATCATCACGACGTGAACGAATTGTTCCAAGGTAGCCATCAGGATATTCTGCTTGAGGTGTGCGTCCTACACCCAAACGAAGGAAATCTAATTCACCTCTAGCTACAGGGACGCCACCGCCACCGTAACTTGTATTAGTTCCATACATTCCGCCAGCGCCCAAGTTTTGAACGTTCTGATGATTATTAGCCATAACCTTATGGTACGCGTTGTTCTCCGGATAGAACTGCTAAATCTCGCCGTGGGTCGTAACCGTCCCCAACCACCATACTGACTATTCCTGTTGGCGACTCTAACCCACTTTTATCTCTAAACCAAGCGCTACCGCCATCCATAGCGGGAACTTGCACCCATAAACGTGGACCTACTTGGTTGGCTTTAAAATGATGAAAATGTCCTGTAAATAAAACATCTGCCGACCCTACTGGAGTTTTTCCTGTTGCTTGTCCGTGCCACCACTTGCCCATATCTCTGGCTTGATGCCCGTGTGCCATAGCAACAATAGTTCCGCCAAGATCGATTGCTAGTGTGCTGTGGTCTTCTGATGGGTATCTAAATTCAACGTGTGATAGCGCTGGGTTTTCCGCGCAAGCATCTTGAACTGCGGACGCCACCTCTATTTGCCAAGAATCTGTGGGGTCGGTCATCATAATACGATGCACTTCATCGTGGTTTCCTGGGACAACTGGAATGATAAGACGATCACATAATGGTGCAAAAGCCTTAACCCACGCCATTAATACCCTACGACCTATACGCACTTGCTGGGTTACCCCGAGGTCACTTCTACCAATCACGCGCCCGCCTTGAGAAGTACTACCTTCAATGCAGTCTCCTAATTGCGGTAGAACTATTGTTCCTATACTTCTACCAGACTTTAATAGCTCTTTGTGGCGATCTACAGCGTCATTAATAGCATTCATAACTCTTACTACAGTTGCTTCAGTACCACCGCCAGCGTCTTTACCATATTGAGTATCACCAATTGCATAAATAGCATATAGAGGTCCAGTAAATTTCTCTATCTTAGTGGGCTTCCATTTGCTAATCTCTTTAATTAAAGCGTCATAATCTAAATCATTATGGTCTAGTCTTACAGCTGGTTTAAGGTTGACTCGTGCAGCCTCTAACCACTCCCCATCAAACTTTTGCCAACGACTTTTACGTATGCTTACTACTTGCCATGCGTTGGGGTCTAAATCGAAGTCTTTAAACAACTCTACAGCATCAGGTAGTTCTCCAGCTGTGCGTGGGGTAGAAATAAAGTACCCGCCGTCTGGTCCTACATCAAGCCTTGCCCTATACTCTTGAGGAACATTAGAAGCCCTAATATCTGATCCCGCGTTGGGTAAAGCGGCGTCAATCATACCCAGTACAGTTAATTTGTTTGACACGTACAAACTCCATTCATATGGGTACGAAAAGAAGTAATTTTAAAAGGAAGTGACCCTAGCTCAAGAACAAGCGCGGAATAGATGGTAGAGATTACTATGGATGAACCTGCTCTATATTTCTTTTCAATGCTATCGTAATTAGCCTGATCCTCTAAAGACAGTGTATTTAGCCACTTTTTAACAACACATTCAAATTTATTGTCTAAAAGAAACTCAGTAAACGTATTAAGCATAAGGCTTTTCCTTACCTTGAGGATCGATCGTGGAACAATCGTAGCACGAAAGATGGACAAAAGGTATAGAACCCCTATAAATGCCAGAAACCCCTACTCAACAGGGTGGGCTGGAGTAAGGGCTTCTGAGACAAGGTAGCGATACTTTGTCAATAGTATTCTACTTGATTTTTATAATTTTTGGCTGTAACTTGCGCATCTTGAAGTCAATAACATCAATTTGTTGACGTTTATTCTATAAAAAACCCCACCAATCTCGTAAGACGGTGGGGTTTACTTAATTAAGACTTAAGCGTGGTCTGACATACCTGCTTTAAAGCTAGGTGCTTGCACACCCATCACTGAGGGGAGTAAACGTCCATTAGCTTGAGTTGCCCCAGCCTCTGGCGCTTCACTTTTCTGGAACTTAACACGTACACCGTAACGAGCGCCGGATGTAGCCTTTACGTGTGAACGAGACGGCTTAGATTCACGTGTTGGGTCGCCAGCCTGTGCACCTTTTTTCTTAACAGGCTTAGTATTGCTAGAGGATGCAGATGAGGCGTCTACAAAGTCAACTTTAGTGACCTTATCTGAATCGGGAGCAAGATGCTTATTGCTTTTTGCTTTTTCCATTAGTTTTCCTTTGCAAAGGGGTTTAAATAAATGTACGGTATTTATCTGTGAAATACAGGCTAAATGACNATAACTGAAAGGACAATCGCACTGATNTCGCCCTCTCTGCTATCAATAGTGGCAAACCCNGGGATTACGGCTAAGCGTAAACCTCTAGGGGCGGTGTATCCNCTGGCAATTGCTATAGCCTTTACTGCTTGGTTTACCGCACCCGCGCCAACAGCTCGAACTTTACAAGCTCTGGTTTCATAGATGGAGTGGGCAATGGCTGATGCTACGGATTGTGGGTTAGAACTGGCTTTGACGCGTAATACATCGTCATCCCTTGTTGCTTCTGACATATTGTATACCTCGGTTTACGATTAGTAGTGAGNCCCGTGGTGTAAATTATGACGTGTGGGCGGTTAAAGTACTGCTTAAAGAAANGTCTAATTTCATATGGCAATCAGTACAACGTGGATTATAGTGCTCCAAATGAAGGCAATATGGGCTTAAAGAAGGACGCCCGGCCTTAGCGACGCCATACTTGATATCGTCACAAATGCCGTCCCAAGACCAGTCAGCTGCGGGCTGGTCGCAGTCAATACACGAGTGCTCGGGGGCATAGCCTTTATTTACCTTTATTCTGCTGTGCATACCCCAGTAGCTTACTGTTTGTTTCTTTGGCCTACCATTATTTGGATTTCTATTTTCTTTTGGCTGCAGCATCCACCACGCGTGATAATGGGTATTACACATAGAACGCGCTTTAACCTTTGTAGTGCAATTCTCAATAGAGCAGGTCATGGTTTATCTAAAGGGGTTGGCGCCGTGGCGTAACTGCCACAAATAGCGCATTCCATAGGCAATAGATACTGAGAAATCTCATAGTCATCAAAGGATACCTTTAGTAACCAAAGGTTACTTTCACATTTGGGACATTCATGGAACACCTGATCGGCATATTCCATAGTCCCTGTATAATCAGGTTTGAGTTCTCGGATATGCTTCATTGTGTAACTTATCTAAAGCGGCTCTTTGTTGAGCCATCATCTCTTCAATTTTCTCTATTTCCTCTGGGGATAAAGTATCCTTTTGCGCTTCGTATAGTCGAACACCGGTATCGAAGTTCTGCTCTAGCATATGTAACTGCAAACGTCGGCGTTCCGATACAAAGTCTTGAGCTTCCGCTATGCGTGCCTCTTTTTTATTTTGTGCGTTACTCACTGTCCGCCCCACCCTCCACCACGAAATATGACTGCGGGAGGTGTGTAGTTCTTATTCATAGTCCCGCCGCATTCAACGCAAATAGGTGCGTGTGTTGAATCGTAGCCAAAGTGCATCTCTACTTGAGTATTGCACTTAGGGCATTGAAAATCATATGTTGGCATTATCTCTCCCTAAACTTAGGATCTTGTAATTTATCATAAACTTCCCTTTGATATTCAAACTTATGCGAACCCGACACGAGTTTTGCTAAGGCAAAGGAGTCTGCGGCGTTGTCATCGGTAAACTCGGCTCCCCATGTTTTATAGACTTGAAGCATCATCTGGCTTTTGGGGATGTTTCCTTTGCCAGTTACATACTTTTTTAAATTAGTTGGCGGGACTATTAAAGGGTATACGCCAAAATCTAAAAGAGTTAATTTAACCATACCCCCCAATTCCCCCAACATATTAGCCATCTGAGACCCAAAAGCGTAACCCTCAAGGGCAACATCTTTAATGTGGTGCTGTACTAGCCTCTCCATAAGGTGAGCTTGTATATCTTTAAGCCTGTCTATCCCACGAACATCAGATTTATAAACAGTAGTAAAATAACCATCTTCCCTCAAAAGGGTAATAGCGAATCCACTATAGGACTGGTCTATACCCATATAAACAGGCCTGTCGTCGGATAGATCTAACCCGCCATTAAATACTTTCATGGGGTTAGCCAGGTAGACCTACCGGTTGCCTTGTTGATGTTAACTCTACGTGTAATTTCTCGGTTAATAAAAGAAATATCTTTGGATAGTCGATCTGACATCATATCGATAAGTCCATGATAGTTAGTAAGTTCTTGATATTCATCCATCTTCGCTCTATATTCGGGATCAATTTCAATTTCTGCGTCAATTAAGGCTACTGCTGTACCTGTGGCTTTTAAGTTTAATTTTTTCTTAGCCTTAATTAAAGATAAATCTTTATCTGCCTCAGCCTTATCAGTAACGGCGCACCAAGCCTGAAGGTTAATAAACTCTAAGTAAGCAACATACTTGGCGTATAAATCCATAAGATCCTCATCCATAACAGAAGTTACATCTTGAGGAAGAGTGGGAGAATCGTAAGAAAATCCTTCATTTAAGGTAAGCCCTTGAGATTTTAATGTAGCAATAGCGCGATTACTGGCTTCAGCTTTACGCAGTTCAATTACCATCTTCATACCCCTTACATCTAGTGCAACCATCTATGCTTATATTACATGGAATTGGTGTCTTAGCCTCTACCGCATCAACAATCATTTTTGCGGCTTCTAAAAGGTGATTAATACTAAAATCGCTTTTACGAACAACAAACTCTTTTATGTCTTGATTAGATTTATTTTCATAAATCATTACTGCTTCTTGAGGAAAGTTCTTGTAATCACCATTTGATTCACTAATAAGTTCTGCAATCTTCATGTAAATTTGAACCTGTGTAACATGTTTAGGAAATGGGTTATTTAAAGCATCCCAAGCCTTTTCAAAGTTATAGTCAAGTTCACGATAACCGGAACGGTCTTCCCAACTAAAAGTGCCCGGACCAATAGATTTAATTTCAAGCATTAGGGGCTCACCTAATCCCACTAACCAACCATCTGATTTACCGCCAATGCGAAGTGGGGAGTAATTTATAGGTACTTCTTTATATTTTATTCGGTCACTTAAACAATCAGTGCATGCTGTAGGAAGTCCCATAGTTTCAGTACCGCAATCACGGCACTGCCATAGGCCGTAAAGAACCCCCATACCTTTAAACCAATTTTGATATTTTGCATGGATTGCATGACCCTGCTCAAATACAGAACGAAGTCTAAAACTAATATCTTTTTTTACAGGCTTGGCACCTAAAAGATGAAAATAGGAAGCGCGGTAACACCAATCGGGACTAACCATGTCAGAAGGATGCAAGACTGTGTGACTACGATCATCGTCTGGAATAGAAAGTACATATCGTTCTAAAGCCCCTAGTACGCGAGTGGGTTTTTTGCTAGCTTCCACAAAACTCTTAAAGTTTTCAGATAATTTAGGTGTTTTTGCCATAAGCGGAGCCTATCACCATTTTTTAATCTCTACCCACTCCTTAAGGGTAAGTCCGGCCTTCTTTGCTTTACGTGTTAAGGCGTTACGCTCACGATGACTCATACCGCCCCAAATACCATGCGTATCATCATTAGCGTCCGCGTAGAGTAAACATTGTTTTCGCACTGGGCATTCTGGAAACCCATCTTTACCTGTACATATAGCTTTAGATACTGTTGCTATATCTCTGTATTGGTTTTTATCTCTTGGGGGATACCAAAGTTCTGTATCTTGTCCGCGACATTTTGCGCGGTATCGCCAAGGTTCTGGTCCGAGGTCTTCGTCGTACAAGGGTTCTCCTGAAGAGTATGGAGAAGCTCTAGAAAATCATCTTCAGTTAAAATACAATAATTTTCATTATTTAAACTAAAACCAAGAATGGGTGTTCGACTCTCAAGGATTGCTTCCTTGACAATCTTTTCCAGAACCGCTGCTTTGAGGGTAAAGGAGGTTTTGCCTGTCCACTTATGCTCAATTAAGTATTTACGTGAACGAACATCACCTTTACGACTCCAAAAAGATCCGCTTCCAGCATTACGCTGTCCATCAAANGCTTTTGCTAGTCGTGCCTCGTGCTTCTGAGACTCTTTTTGACCCTTACTCTTCATGTGCGTATTTAGATCCCGCTTTAATGGAATCTAATACGTCCCGTTCAAGGGCCTCTTTGAGTTCAATCTCTTCTCGTATAGACTGAAGTATAGCGTCTTCTCCCTGCCATTGCCTCTCGGCATACCGATAGTAAGCACCGGCTCGTACAATGACTTTGTTCATCTTTCCAATAGCCACTAACTCTTTGGCAAAGTCAAATTCCCCAGCCAATTCTCCAGCAAAGTAAAAATCCACAATCGCTACTTGGGCAGGAGGAGCTGACTTATTCTTTAAAATACGGACTTTAATGGTTTGACCAATACGGCGTTTTTCCTGACCAGTGCCTTCCTCAAGCCATTCATCTCTACGAACCTCCATACGGGTAAAGAACGCGTAATCCTTGCCTAAACCGCCTGGGGTAGTTCGAGGATCCCCGTACATAACACCAATCTTTGATCTCCATTGGTTGATCATAAGACCTATAAATGGGCGCTCATGGGTTGTCAGGGAACGTTTAGATGCTTTTCCTACCTTGCGAAAGAACTTATTTGTCATTAAAGCTGATCGACCTACGGTTGACTCTTCCATTTGCTTCTCGTCCTCCGAGACAGGAACCAAAGCAGGGAGTGAGTCAATAACAATGCAGTCAATAGCTTTACTTTCCGTAATTTGAATAATCGCTTCATACGCCTCCTCCATAATGTTAGTAGCAACAATATATACGCGAGACGTGTCTACTCCGCACATCTCTGCGTACTCAGAAACCCACTCCTCTGCGGCAACCCATACGGTTGTAAACTCTGGGTCATTTTTTTGATTAGCGGCAATAGTTTTAAGAGCGAGCGCGGTCTTACCGTTGCTGGCTTCTCCAATAATCTCGTGCCACTGATTGACTGGCCAACCACCACCTAGTGCTACATCTACGGCAATAGACCCAGTAGTCAGTCTTCCACCACCCTCTGTAATATCTGACCCTAAAACGATAGTATCCGCGCCCATTTTTTTATTAATAGCGCTAAATACTTTTGCTAAATCTCCTGTTAATGCCATTAAATATGTCCAATGATTGTCTGTGGGTTCCATCCGCCTGCTTCAACTTGTTTTGCTGGGGTTGCTGGACCTGATGCTTTAGGGCCACCAACAATCCCCGTACCAGCTCCCGATCCAGATTGCTGAATAGGATAGCCACAGTCGTAACAACGCGCACGGCTTTCAGGTGTTGCTCCTCCGTAATTACCGCTACCACAACCAGGACAACGAGCAGCTTGTGGTGTTGCCTGTTGACTTGGCGGGTATGAGGTAGTTTGCGGTTGTACGTATGTAGCAGGTTGGGGCGCCACATACTGTGGGGTACTTGGTTTACTAGTTGGTTGCCCTAATTTATTTGCCCACCAATTAGAATTACTCATCAAAAAATCCTTCCATGTCAGGCTCAGATGCTACATTACCGGGTCTAAGTAACCCAAGGTTAACAGCTATAGATAAAGTTCCAACTAAAGTAGAAAATGCAACTAATTTATAAGTACTCAGCATAGCCTCTAAATCGGCTTCTTGTAAGTCTACACCTTCTATTTTTGCGGCTTCCTTGGCGTGAATTGTGGTTATAAAATTCGCACTAATATCGGACATTGCGTCTAAATAAGGAAGAATAAATCCTAATTCGCTTAGACGATCTTCACTATCCTCCAGCTCTTTAGCTTCCCCTTCGTCGCTAATAGGGCTAAGACCGATAAGATCTGATAATTCTTTCTCATCAGAAATGGCGGTATCGTAAAGGTACCAGCGAAGTATTGTAGTTACTGGTACTGAAAGTACGTCAACGTATTCCTCTTCATCTTTATTAAAAAACTTCTTAAACCAATTCACTTAGCCTCACCCCACTTTTGCACTACTTTAATGTCTGCAATGAGAGGCACTTTAATCTCAGAAAGCGATATCCCCTCCATTGATTCTTGAATGGCTTTACGGCTCTCTTCAACTAAATGGTCAGGGGTCATCGTTACAAGTTCATCATGTACTGTAAGTATCAACTTTGACTCCTTGGGGAGCATATCGTGAGCCCTAATCATAGCAAGTTTAATAATATCGGCAGCAGAACCTTGAATACGCGTGTTGAAGGCTTGGCGTTCTGCTCCAGCCCTAAACCCCACCTGACGGGAGTTAATATCGGGTAGGTAGCGTCTACGGTTCATAATCGTAGTTATATAGCCAAGTTTCTTAGCAAGTCCTATTACTTTACTTTTATAGGCCTCCACATCAGGGAATTTCTCCGAAAAGTCAATAATTAATTTACGCGCATCTTTAACGCTACAGTTAATTTGGGTGGCGATCTTATCTGGGCCTACTCCATACATCATGGCTAAAACTAAAACTTTACCGGCCTTTCGGTCTACGCCCATGGTTTCACCTATAGTGGTATAAATATCGCCCTTAACCCCAAGAGTAGTGTAAGTACCCATAAGAATAGGGTCATTAGACATAGACGCTAAAACTCTAGGTTCTATCTGTGAGTAATCTGCAACAATTAATTTATAATCGGTGGGTGCCCAGAATAAGTTTCTAATAAGAGTTCCGTAATCTTTTTCTGGTGTAAGGTTTTTATTAGGTGCAGGTACATTCTGAAGGTTTGGATTACGGGAATTATGGTTTACAAATCCATGAGCTAAATAGCTTTCATCTCCTGCAACTCCGATATCCCAGACACCCATTGTTCCCAAAGGTTTGATTTCTTTAATCCTAGATTCTTGGAGTGCATCGTTGAGTGTCCCGATTTGGTCACTAGAGCTAAGTTGTCCAAATTGTTGTCCCTCTTGTCCCCGTTGATATGGTGAACGTCCCATTGAGATGGAAGATTCGGTATCCCCAAAGATTGAGCCATCAAAAGTCGATGAAGAAGTACGTACTTCGTCCCCACTTTGATCGACAGATACCCGTCCGAGTTCTCTACTACACCCTTGTAATTGTGGTGCAGGGAGCCATACTTGCCCTTCATAGGGTTCTTTAAGTCCTGTTTCGATCGAGAGTACCTTAACGATTTCTCCGCCTTCAACCTCTCGCTGGAGAGCTCCTGGCTCAAACACGCACGAACATTTTGGGGTGTGGTGTTTAAACGTCGAGCCACTTCCTGAACTGTAGGCTTGTCCGCCCCTATAAAGGCCTGAACTACCGCTGTCCGATTCACGAAGTTTGCTACATAACTCTTTGATACTGCCATAACTTGCTACCTTATCACCTACATTTAAGCTTCCCAATGAAGCCCATCCTTTATAGGTCAACAATCTATGGTCTTTTGTGCAGTGTAAAACGGACCCGTTTTCTAAATGTACCGAATACATTTGATCGATGCCCTTGTAAATTTTCTGCAAAATAGGCATCCAACGACCTGCGTGAGTCAAAACCAAATCCCCAGCATGTGGAACATACTCATCAAATCTAAAAGTACCGCGATTTGTAGGCAGTAGAGTATCCCCAGAAACACAACTAAAACGACCTGTCTCAGCACCCCATTGGATAAAGTCACCGTAAAGTTTTCCATTAATAAGCATACTTGCTCGATCTTCTACCTTAGACTTTCCATTAACAGTCTTGGTAACCGACCCACCGAGGTAGGGAATTACATAAGTACTCTGTAATTTACTTAAATCTGCATAGTCTAATAATGCGCCACACAATTCGTCTTTATCCCTTAAAGGCTCTAACGCCTCAGCAGAAACTGAATAATCCTTATAAGTTAAAGCTTCTTCTCCCTTATTTGCTAATGTCTTTTCACCCTGTCCAGTTAAAATAGGTGTTTTAAGACCGCGACAACCTTCTTCTTTAGAACCGTAAAGTACATACTGCTTCTCATTATTAGAGTTCATATTAAATATACGTCCAGCTATGCGATATACCTCAGATTTGGCGTGTTCAATCTCAACTTCAAGATGATCATTAAGTTTCTGTAAAGCTATTGTGTCTATGGGTGCCCCCGCCAACTTCATATCGCAAAGGACTCTAAGAACATCCATCTCTAAATTCATTACAGTATTTACATTAGCGGCAGTAAGTTTAGGAACAAGTACTTTCCAAAGAAGAAATGTATATTTGGCATCTAGATAAGCATACTTAGCAACATCGCTAAAGGAATATATCTCCACCATATGACCAATGCCTTTGACCATTTTAAACCCAAGTTCGCGCTCAAGACAATCGTCAAGACCTAATTTTCCCTTATTTTTATTATCGTATAAAAATGAAGCCATTAAAGTATCGAAATAAGGACCATCTGGTACAGCGCCGTCATAGTACTTAGCAACAGATGACAAATCAAAAACTAAATTATGACCAATAGTTAATATCTTCTCATTAAAAAACAATGGCTTTAACGCCTTAAAGACCTGCGCTGGAAATAACTGCTCAGGTGGTTCTGAAAAAGTTTTAATTGCTTTCTTTTTATCTCTGGAATGATCGCTTGGTCTAGCGGTGAGTCCGGCAAGCACTCTCTTTTCCCCTTGACCTGTTAAAGGAAATGTTTCAGAAATAAAGTCACCGTTAGGGTGGCCTAAAGGTATAACATCACCTCTACCGTGGGTAGCAAAACTTATCCAAGATACTTCGTTTACAGCAGGAATTACACGATGATCCCCCACAGTTTCTACATCGTAAGCAAAGGCATCTTGAGTAAGATAATGAGCAACCATCTCATTAAGTTGCTCTTCTGTGGTAATAATATTCATAACAACTCCTTAGTAAAAATGGGGGGTATTTAATAACCCCCCATTTTTTAACGAAACAGATTAAAGGTATGAGGCTGCTTCGATAAGTTGCTCATTAGTAGGCATAAGTATGTCTTGTCCAGTAAATGGAACAACCTCTGAAACTGCTTTTTCAGCCAATGCTTCGTCAAGTTGCCAATCTTCAGCAAGATCACGGCCTTTAACAGCCTGCACTGTGTACTTAGCCTGCAATCCAGCAGGACCTGTGCGATTAACCGCCCAATAGTTGCGTGATAGTGGACCTTGTGGGCTGTGCTCTAAAGGATAAAGAATTTTGTAAATTTGACCGCCAACAATCCACTGTTGACGCTTAGGACCCTCAGGCCAACTAAGATTTAATACAGTAAACGCGTACTTCTCAGAAGGAATATTCTGATCATCAGGTAGTTTACCGACATTAGTGGCGCAAATAGGACACTTTGTGGAAGAGTCAATAGAAGTAGGGCAAATAAAAGAACGCTTACCCACTGTTTTTTCTTTAATATAATGCTCTTTGTATCGGCAAAATGGTCCTGCGCCAAAGAACTTAATGATTTGAAATGAATTTTCAGTAGGCTTGAACTCTTTATCATAAACAGTAGTACTCTGCTTAAACTCCTTTGGTTGAACCCAACCGGAGGTGTCGGAAGAAAGTGTTAATGTTGAAGAGCCAGTTGGTCGGCTATCAATAGCAGACGTTGCAAACGTATCAGTTTCAGGTACATAGTTTTCTATTCGGTTTATTGCCATTTTATTTTCCTTTAGCTTGAGGTTATTGTGAGGTTATTTGATTTATTTTGATTTGGTTTTATTTAGTTTCTTCTGCACGGATTTTAGCCCATACCTCGGAAATCTCATTACTAAGTTTCCGATAGTTGGACCACTCTATAGGATTAGTGTGTAAAACACCAGTCTTATGGAATAGTTCGATCAGTGCCTCTACCATGGCTCGTGAATAAAGCCTACGGCCTTGGCGTTCTTCCCCTCTAATATCTTTTTTAGAGGGAAGTCTATAGGGTGATGCTGGAATATATCCTTTTTTTATCCAGTCACGTATTGTTATAACTGGCCTACCTAAAGCGTCAGCTAGGGCGCCGATGGTAAACATTTCAATCTCTCTACCGTTAGGTAATATTTTTTTATATGGATTCTTATCCCAAGCCATATCTGGCTCAACACTTAATTCTTTAATAATTAAATTTTTGCGCTTACGTTTACTACCTGGGTAGTATTGGTCAACGTCACTAAACATTGATTCAATAAGATCTTCACTCATTTACTTACAGTACCTACATTCACAGGTACCTTGTGTACATGGGCAAACTTCATCTGAAAGTAACAATCCTGTGCCCGCGCACCAGTAACAAGCTTGAATATCTTTCATTTAACACCCACCAAAAACGCGTAAGTAACTTTTGCTGGAAACATGACATCAATATCAGCCTCAGTAAGACTTCCTTCATAAAATGCCGCCATAATAGCGGACTCATCTAAAGTGGGAACCAACTTAATGCATTTATCTTTAATCCCGCGAGTTTCAAGAAGTGTTTCTGCAACGCTCATGTCTAAGTTTTTAGATACTTTGCGTTGTTTTGTTAATGTAACTTCCCCTGAAATTTCATCTTCAACGTTTAAATGTATATGCCCTTTGGCATCGGTTTCCCCATTAGCCTCAAGAGCAGAAGTAAGCCTTGATTTTAATTCAAGTTGCCGTTTACTTAAGAGTTCTAGCTCCCCCTTTAAGGAAAGGTATTGGCGTACAGTTTTTTTTATCTCGTTTATATCCACGAGAAGAACTTAATACTGAGTTAGTTAGTTGTCAACCCCAACATAGTTATCAAGTGCTTTAATTACTACGCTTGTTACGGTAACCCCTTCAGAAGTGGCTTTTTTCTGAACAGCGAGCCAAAGGTCATCGGCTACGCGAATGGTACGCGTGGGTGTTTTGGGCGCGTTAGGAATCTTAGGTACCTCAAATCATAGTAAAACAAGTGTATGTACAATAATACAATAGAAAGAATCACTGCGGTACCTAGACAGTAGTATGGTATTAGAGTATGGCACACACAACGGTATAAAAAGTTGACTTTATACGCTAGAAAGTTCCAAAAATTGCTTTAAAGTACCAATAGTCATAGGAATACCGCCTTCTTTGTCTATGCCTTCCCCGTCAATGACCGCGCTAGCCACCGCATTCTTATGTTGAAGAGATTCCCATTGTCTTTCTTCTATAGAACCACTAATTATCATATCTTGTATAACGATGGTTCCCCATGTCGACGAAGCTCTCTTGATACGACCATTCCTTTGAACCGCGCCCCCACTACTCCAGGGGAGGTCGTAGTTAACCAATAAATTAGCAGCTGGGAGATCAACACCGTAACCGCCAGCGTCACTACTAATAAGAACACGAATATCAGGATTAGTGTTGAAAGCAATTTTATTTTCTTCCTTAGTTTTAGCGTTTAATTTTCCGGAATAAAGTCTGCACATGTCAGGTCCAAGACGTTGAGCGATCATATCTAACATATTTACGTAAGTGGCAAATATAACTACTTTGTTTGCGTCATCTTGTTCCAAGAAGTCTTTAACGTACTGCACGAGGTACTCTAACTTAGGGGAGTCATTAATGCCGTCAAGGGCGCCACTATCAACAAGACCATAAGCGTATAAAGAACCCCCCTTAGTGCCTAATGTGGGAATCATTTCACTAAGACTAATTGTAGTACCATCCTCAAGTTCATCCTCAAACACAACATTCTTTTCTAATGCGGAAAACTTCTGGGCACTAATGCGAAGTAGTTCTGGGTGGGAACATAACATTTTTAAACAACCGACCTTGGACATAATACGACCGCGGATCTCATCTTCTGGGCCACCCTTTTTAACATCAAACCCGTAATGAGCCATAAGATTAAAAGAGGAACCAAAAAGTTTTTGTGCGTCGTCTAACTCTTGCAACAACTCTTCAACAATACGAAAATATAATTTAGAGGCTTTTCTATCCAATACAATTTTAACTGGATCTTTATGAATAGATTCTGGTAAGTAAGGGGCAACATCTGGATCTTTTTGTGCTTTACGAACAGAACTTTCTTTCATCTTTGTGTGCAGTACGGGTAGGTTTCTATAACCTAAGACCCCACCCCAACTGTTTCTAATAATAAAAGTTGAATCAAAAATATCAAACCTACCTAAAACTTTACGGTCAACGAACTCCATGATGGAATAAAGTTCTTCTGGTTTTCCGTTTTCAATAGGGGTGCCTGTTAAAGCAAACCTAAAGGGGGCATTACTTAACTTCTTTACTGCTTTAGACCTTTGAGATTTAAAAGATTTTATTGCTGTTGCTTCATCAAGTACAACAAATCCTCTAGGGAGTTGTTTGACGTAATCCCAATCGTTAACGACCTGCTCATAGTTGAGGATGATGTAGTCAAACCCCGTAGTTCTCCACGAGAGTGCATCTTCATATTGTTCTGTTCTTTTAGCTTTGCCTCCATCAATGACCAAAGCGCGTGAAGTACCATTTGTAAATTTCTCAATCTGATTAGCCCATTGATATTTCAATGAAGATAAACAAATTATAAGTCCAGGTTCACTAATTTTCTGTTCATCCATTAATCGCTCGATAGCTGCAATAGTAAGAACTGTTTTACCAAGCCCAAGATCGTAAGCAACTAACATCCTATGGTGATCGCACATACGATCTACCGCCTCAGGTTGATAAGGAAGAAGAGTCCCCGTAAAGGTCATACAAGCAAACCTACCATACGAACTTTAATCATTGCTTCAAGGTCTTCTATAGAACCGCTATTATGAAATATCTGGTCTACCTTATAAGAGTCCATTTCTGATTCAGACACGTGAGTATTAATGGCGTCTACTCCTGGGCGCTTTATACGCCAGATTTGGCCATTATAAATGTCTTTTATCCAATCAGCCTCATTAGAAAACCTAACATCGGTAACCACATAGTTTTTAGTTGGGTCTATATTTTTAAAAGCTTCTACTATCCAATGGTTTTCTCCAAATACTTTACGGGCGCCTACCCCCAAAGTTTGTAAAAGCCTTCTAACTTCTGGTTGACCTTTAGCTATATCCCAGCCGTATTCATTTACCAATGAACTAAGACGATTACCTTTATCAAGGATTGGATTTATTTCTAAAAGAAGTTCTCGAATTGGGTCGGCAAATGCCAAACGGATAAACCCGTAGTGATCTACAAGAACTTTTGCTACTGAGTCTTTACCGCTCCTAGCGTAACCTGTTAGACCGATAATCATGTTAATGCCTTCTCTCCTCTAATCATATGCTTGGCGCCCTTAAGACCATCCAANATCTCTGACTTGCTCATACCGCCTACATCTTTGCAGTCAGTATTTGAATAATCAAAAAACCATGCCTCAAACCAATAGTCTTTACAAGCCTTTAAAAGATCTTTGCTAGATTTGTGACCGGCATCATCGTTATCCATAGCAAAAATGACCCTGTCTGCCCCCCTAATGACATTTATCTGTGCGGTAGATACTAAGCACCCAAAAGTAGACACACCCCCTGTAATGCCAACTGAAGCTAATCTAACTACATCTAAAGGGGACTCTACGACAATCATGTCCCCGCCCGTATATTGTCTATATCCAAATAGGGCAACATTCTTCTTCATACCCTTCGGGTAGTTATTAAAATGACGAGTCTTGTATCCTTTTTCTTGCCACCCACAAAGTTGACCAGTCACAGCATCTCGAACAGGTAAAATCCAAGACTCGCGTAAACGATCCCACAGCACTTCGTATTCGCGTGCCGCATGACTAGTAATACCCCTAGAGATGAGAGCGTCCTCTGGTGGTTCAACAAAAGCTGAAAGCATTGATTCAGTTATAGCGGTCTGCTCGGATATCTCACTGCGCTTTTCCTTAACAGCACGATCGTACTTAAAAACTAAATCCTCACCCGCCCCGATCCAGTCACGAGCTTTCTCGTAATCAATACCTTGAACATAGCTAATAAGGGAATACAAACTACCCTTGAACCCACAGCTAAAACAAATATGCGCTCCGGTGTCGGCATTAATAAACCAAGAAGGGTTGTGGTCTATATGACCAGTTCTTTCTAAATGTGCTGGGCAAGAACCTCGAACCTCGGAACCATTAAAATTAATAACTTCAATTTCTAGTCTAACTAAAAGATCTTCCATATCCTCAGGGGTCATAGATCTGTCTCTTCTAATTCTCTAAACTGACCTGTCTCCCAATCCCAAATTAAAGTTACATCTATAAGACCGCCATTACGACTAGCAACAACTCTTAATAAACGCGTATCGTCTACGTTTTCACTTTCGCGCTGTAATCCAAAAATAACATCTGCATCTTGATGAAAAGAAGAGGAATAACCAATAGCGTCTGCACTTACGTTACCGCCCTTCATTTTCCATGTAAGAACCTGAGTGGAAATTACAATAGGGATATTGGCCTTCTGAGCTAATCTTTTAAGAGACCGTGTAATGTTAGTAATTGCTTGAGGAGTATTTGATTCCCCAGTCTGTTCATCAATCATCAAATAAGTTCCATCAATAAAAACAATATCTGGTTTTTTAGCTTGAATCTTTGCGGCAACAGAACTAACCGTTTGACCCTCAGCTGAACCAGAAAACCATAATTCTTCATTCATGGCTTCGATGCCCCTAGAGGTGGTATAAAAACGAGACTCTTCATCTGGCGCCAATGTACCTGTCATCAAGCGCTTATGGGATACCCGTGATCTCAGTGCGTAGTAACGGCTAAGTTGTTCTCTATTGCTCATCTCAAAAGAAGTAAACAATGCTCGTTTATTATTAAGATGCGCAGTGATAGCAATCTGCAAAGCAAGAGTTGATTTACCAGTTTTTGGAGGAGCAATAATAACAATCAGTTGGCCCGGTTGTAACCCTGATGTTGCTTTGTCCATAGTAGGAAAACCCGTAGGTAACCCTAAAAGACCTGGGTTATTTTTACGAAACTCATACTCTAATCGAGCGTTCTGAGCGGCTTTAGTAACTTCAATGTCAGTAGTTTGATTAAGTCCAGCCTCTTCAATTTTAAGGATTCCGCGCTCTAATGCAAGGAGAGCTTGCTCATGGTCTGGGGTAATGCTGTCAATATGATTGATTGCATCCCCGAGGGTGTCAGAAATAAACTTTTTACGACGCTTACGTACTAAGTCGTCTATTAAATAATCTATAGCATCCTGTACTGGAACTCCTTGTTCCGCAAGTGTTTTATATGTAGGAAAATTATCTTTAACAACATCTAGACTGGGTGTTTCTTGATATTTAACAAAGTGATCTCGTAAAAACTTAAATAACTTTTTATCTACTGGGTCAGAAAACCATGAATCCGTAATACCTTTTTCAAGAATATCCCCAAGGTTTCTATCTTCAATTACTTTACTAAGTAACTTAGCCTCATTATTCATAATTGATTAAAGTCCAATCCCCAGTGTCCGTATCTCAAAAGTTTATCCGGTTTATCAATCACGCCCAACACCTCCGGTCTGTATGGCAGTTCACTCATCAAGTGGTTAATTGACTCATACGAAGTATAGTATCTAAACGGATTAGTACCCGCTTTGTCAATCTTTTCAACAAAAGCTTCAAGGGTCTCAGTGTCAAAAACGTAAGAAATAAGTTCTAACGTAACTTCACGATTAGTGGTATACAAATATAAACGACTTAAAATGTCGCGCCTAAGATCCTGAGTAAGTTCAGGTATTTTAATAAATTTAAATTTCTTTTTAACAATCAGTTTGGTATCTAAAAATACGTCTGAAACCACTAACACTCTTCTGGGGAGTTCATTACTGATATCCCCGTGTCTCATTTAATAAACCTCTATTTTCCCATATCTTCTAAGGAAGTGATTGTAAGCATCATTAGAGGTTTTTGCCAACTCCGTCTCTTCTGGCGTGGCGCGTCTAAGGACCTCAGGGACATAACGACCATCATTAGCATCAATTCGACCTTGAATAAGACGAGTGTGTTTACAAGAAGATCTCTTTACATAGGTCAAACAAGTGCAAAATAACTTCCCTGAATCATCAGCGGATACCTCCGCAATTTCGTAAGAATCTTGAACTTCAGGTAAAAAGATTTGAAGTAAGCGCTTGTCACTCACAGTAAAGTCTTTCATTTGCGTAAGTCTTTCCCATTAGATTCAAGGGGTAAATACGAAAAAGCTTCGTGAGCAAAACTTTCGGTGGCATCTCCGTAAAGACCTACCCAATCTTTTAGTTTTATATTAGTAGTGATAATAGTAGGCAATCCATTGTTAAATCGTGTCCTTAACACGTGGTGCAACATATTCTTTTGCCAACCGCTTAAACTAGCGTGCTCTTTACCAATATCGTCTATAATGAGCACACGAATATTAAAAGCATCGTTACGGCACTCACCAAGAATCCCAGAGTATAAATTTATATCTAAATCATTAACATCTTCTTCCATAGTTCTTCCCTTTAAACTAAGAAGATCGTTATAAGTTGAAAAATAACAAGGTGTGATAACAGTATTACCTTCTCTGACATCAAACGATTCCATTGAAAAAGTAAGCATCATCTCTTGAATAATAGAAAGGGCAATTGTAGTTTTACCCAATCCTGGTGTACCCCAGATTAAAAGACCTTTACCACAAGTAGGTTCGTTAAGACTTCTAATAACTTTTTTATCATTAACTAATTTAATCCACGCTTTTAGTTTCTCAATAACATCAGGGGATACATCGGTGCAATCCTCAAGTGTCCAACCAACGCGAGCAACCGGAACGTTGGCGGCCTGAATCCAATGCCTTCGACGAAGTTTAAATTCTTTATCTTTAATGTTAAACATCCTTCATCCAATCCCATGTCTTCTCAGCGCTAGCAATTTCTTCTTGAACGTCCTCTGGGGTTACCATCAATCGTTGAGCTTGAATCATAAGCCCATAGTACTGTTTTATGAACATCTTCCAAATGTGGTCTGGGTCGTTTATCGAAGTGTTGTGCTTAAGTTGCTGAAAGTACAAATCAATCATAACTTTTTCAATAGGACCGTTAGTACCAAATTCTCTTTGAGCCTTAGCTAGGGCTATCCTAAACGGGCTTCTGGTAACTCGCCAGGGTTTAACGTGCCAAAGTTGGTACATCTGCTCAGCAAACTCAAAAGCGGTATCTGTAATCGTCCATTTGGCTGGATCTTGCTTATCCCGAACCTTCATTCGACGCTCTTCAGTCTTTTTAGCTTGAGCCTCCTCCTTCGCGCGGTGCTTTTCATCGCGGGCGCGGCGCCTATCCGCTTCCCTGTCCTCTTCAAATTCATAATAAGTCATAGGTTTGTCTTTCTTATCGATGTAATCGATATATTCGGTATACTTTAATATGTAACTACTATCTATTAGATTACTGTTACTAGGCGGCAACTTGTCTAATGCAGCGGCATATAGACCCTCTTTGGTAAACTCAATCCTAGCCTTAAAAGTTGAAGTCTTTAGATCCCGATATCTGACCGTCTTTATGTAGCCCATGTCCCGTAACCCATTTATCAATGCTTGGGTCTTGTTAACCCCTAGACCAACATTTCCAGAAATAGCCTTAGAACCCCTTCCGGCGGGGCTGTAGATCATTGCCTTAAGTACCTTTAGGTGTAACTCAGTAAACATGCTCTAAACCCCTTTAGAAGGCGAATTTGAGGCATCTAGGGCGTTAAGTACCCCCTCGGTAATTACCCCAGCAAGACTTAAAAGGTGCTTAGTGACTATATCAAGGATTTTGTCTTCTAAGGGGTGAACCTTTGAGGATGGCTCGGTAAAAAGGTCTTCCAACTCTTGGATAGTAGGCGTGTGTGGTTTAATAGAAGTACTTTCAGAGGTTACAGGTGCGGATAAGGCGTTCAACCCTTCCGTTAGGTCATACGCGGGGGTACCGTTGTTGGCGCACCTAGTTAAAGCGTCAGTGCTCTTGCCATCCCATAAAAAGAATACGGAACTTTGCTTTCCAATAAGGTGGTCTATCGCATCTTTAATGGGGTTGGCCGACTCGATAACGCTACATGCTGGAAGTCCTGGTGCGTCATTTTTTATATTGAAAACCACAATATCAATGCTTTTATCTTTTGCTAATTGCGCTGCATAAATCTGGCCGTCACTGGGTTTTCCCTCAAAGGCTAAAGCAAGTACAACATTATTGCCTTTAGAATAAAAGTAATCTTCTAGTAAAGCATCGGTATTCGCGCGACTAGTCTTTCCGTCGCCAATAATCAAACTGTAATGTTTATCCATAAACCCTCCTAGCTAAGGTGGGATTACCCTATCACTGTCTAGTTGGGTTTATAACCGTCGGTCGGTATGTCGAGATTCTTTCCCCAGCAGTAAGCAGTACCCGCCCCAAAAAAGCACAGGCTACGGTGTGAAGGATTAATTGTTTATATGTATAAACCTCTAATAAGTTTCCTGCTAAAGAAAATGTAAGGGTAAATACTGTATTAATTATTGTTGCTCCAATAAATACGGAGGCCAGTTCAACCACGGGTTCAAACATGGCAAGAAAGAAAGCGGTAAATAAACTTACAATAAGTAGAGTCATACCCAAATACTACTACGTTTGAGGCTGTGCTATGTATACCGCTGCTGTAGATCCTAGGGGAAGTTCTGCGGTTAAAATTGCTCCAAATAGACGGGTTTGGGTAACAAAACTATTTTTATAATAATGGCTACGGGAACCATTAGCCACCCCGCCTTCCCATATAAAGTTTCTGTAATCTCCCAACCCGTTAGATCCATCAAAATAGTCAAGTACTTGACCGTTATTTTCAAAAAGTATTTGGTCTAAGTAAATGATATCCCCGCTAGATACTGTGCTCCAATCAATTTCCGCAGTTGCGTAAGCCGCTGTTGCCGGTGCCGTTCCCGTTACATATGGGCGACCCCATGAACTAGCTGTGATTGATGTTGCCAGACCCGTGGATGAACTTATTAACGTATNAGACANGTCGTACCAGTTAATTTTAAGAATTATAGNTTCTGTTGTAATAGATGTTTTTATATATGAACTGAACGTATAAGAAGTATTTGGGTAATAAATATTAATCATTTGGCTATTGGTAGAACCATCCCAAGATTTTGCTACAACTGCTGTTGTACCAGAACCAGTAAGTTTCATCATATGTCCTGTTTGCCACGCGCTACCAGTTGTAGTAGTCGGAGAACCACTACTTCCTTGATTAGTGGCTGTTACCGCAAAAGAAAAAGAGTTTAACGACACCGCAGTAATTGTTCTAGCACCGTTATAATTAGCCGAGGTTACCCCGCTACCGGTTATATTAGATAACGTTACTGAACTTCCTACTTGAAGATTATGAGGTGTAGTTAAATTTACAGTTGCGACGTTAGATGTTATATAGGTAGAACTTACTGTGTATACAGTTACATTTGGTTGAACAATTGTTGAATCTGTTGTTGCAGTTGCCGATCCTGTAACTGTCCAAGGAGTTATTGCGGTAGCAAAGTTTGGGTTAATAAATTCATTAATTCTATTAGCACGGANGGTTATATGTATTTGTCTAGCCTCATCAAAAGAACTAGGGGTGGATGCACTTTCAAATTGCGCAGCGTCAAAGTAATGATGTTCATTTGTTGCCGAACCACCTATAGAAGCAATAGATACCCCAGGGCAAGCATATGCCGCATTAGTTGGGGCGGCTGCGGATACATATGGTCGGTAAGAGGAGGAAAACAAAGCAGTATTATCGGATACACCGGTTCCACTAGACGTAGATAAGTAAACTCCAAAGCGATTAAACCATTTAATTTTTGCGGTTATTGTACGCGCTGTTGCTCCCGAACCTTTAGCCGCATAAATACTAAAACAATAAGTTGTTCCTGCGGTTACAGGAATTCCATTGTTGATTGCGGAGTCATCTCCAGCATATGTACTAATTGTTTGAGTGGACGCTGAATTATTGTATGCGGCTAAAATACCATTAACTTTATTAGGAAATAGAGTTGGTGCTGTTGGCTCTACCCAAGGAGATGGGTAAGGGGTTATTAAGCCATAAGCACTAGTTGTTAAATTATAGCCAGTAGAAGATGNAAAGTNAGAACTTGTTAAAGCAAAGCTTATAGAAGTTGGGGTTACAGCCGTTAACATATACGGAGAGGAGGAGTTAAAAAGCGGATACGGCAATCCACTTATTAGGACATAGTTTCCTACATCATATTGTTGGTTGTATTTAGTACTAAAAGTAAGTGTGGCTACATTTGAAGTTATAGATACGGTAAGGATTTGAATAACACCAAGTTGGTCTACATCTGCGGTTCCATCTGTGGATACCCAGTGACCCGAACTCTCCTCAAAAGATGAATCATTATAGTCAAGCATTAAATTATGACCAGTAAGAATCCCATTAACGCTAGGATTAGGGGTTCCAGAAACGGGAATAGGCACTCCCCAACCAGAAAAATCTTTAATAAAGCCCAACAGCCCCTCTTTAGAGCCTTTTTGCTTTGTTAAAGTAACACCATCTCGCAAAATAATTCTGTTTTGTTGAAGACCGAGTGCTGGTTCATATGTTTGACCAAATTGATTCATAAGAGCCGGTATTAAAGACCCACTTACTTTTTCAGCATTGTATCTATTAGATAACAAGTCTGTCATCGTTTGTTCGTAATCAAGTTCAAAACCAAAATTACTAAGAAAACCGTAAAGTACTGGGTTATCCCAATCAGAAGATGGAGAATATGGGTATTGAATTTTATAAATTTCAGGCAAGTAATTGTATAATTTGTTTGTATTTCCTAGGTCTTTAACGGATACTGCAAACGCAGTTCCAGCATTTACCCACGCGTATTGGGTTAAATTGTAAACAAAAATTGTATAATAATAAAATACACCTTGAACAAGTCCAGTATCTTGAAAGAAAACGGGATCAGAGCCGTTGTATGCAGATAGAACAGTCACACCATCAGATACATCTATTGGAAAACCATAAGTATTTCTAACAAGAACTAAGCTAGACCAATTACCTTTAGGGTCAGCCCAATTTAAAAGTATGCTCCCGTGGTTAGATGGAACAGCGGTAAATGGATAAACGCTAAAACTAATAGGGTTATCACTACCGTAGTAACCCTCACCATAATAATCAATTCCGTAACGTGACATAATTAACTAAGGATTCCACCGGAAGCATTAATCGTTAGACTTCCTATTCCAGTAGCTGAGGGACTAGCGGTTGTCCCTAGTTCATATAGGGTAGGTATTTCATTAGTAGCGCAAACAATGTCTTTTACAATAAATGCTGTTACTGACCCTGAAGAAGATGCGGAGGATACGTTAGTGGCGACTAAAGCATAAGAGAAGGTATTTGTCGTAATAGCATTTACTATATATGTACCATTAAATGTAGTGTCGACACCAGTAACTGCCACGGTTTCACCCACTGTTAGGTTATGGGTTACTGAAGTGGTTAATGTTGCTATATTTGATGTTAATGCCTTATTTGTTATTGTATATGTTTGATCTTGATCAGCCCTAACAAGTTTAAGTAGTTGTTGGGTTCCAACACCATCAATTGATGAAATGGCTGAGTGAACGTCTGAGATGGCTATAGTGTCGTTAAACACTACGTTATCAATATAAAGAAGATTGTTAAGAGCTGCAGTTACATTTTCCAAAACAGAAGATTGTCGATATTGCGGTAATACAGTTATATTTGCAAGTATGTAAACCCCAACATAACTAGGTGGTTGAAAAGATACTGTTGTGTTTGCTGGGGCTTTATCTATTAAAGCACTAAGTACCAGCGGGGTCAAACTATTAAAAACTGAACTTGGTGTAACATTATCGGCAGTCACTCCTGGATCACCAGCTGGTGCAAAATAAATGGTTACAGATGTATATACATCTGCGGTAGCAATTGCTTTATTAATTCCAGATACTTGAACTGTAAGTATTGCGTAGTCCAATAATGAAACCGCTCTATTAATTGCACGAATACTTTTTGGGGCATTAATTCTAATTGAATCAGTGGACTCAACATCAGAACCGCCAGTAGATGCACCGTCACCAGATATCGAGATGTCTTGGTTTCTTACAGTCAACCCTACTGGAATAGTTGAACTAGGAACATTGATGATGTATTGGATAGTATTAGAGGCAACATTTCCTTTTGCACCTGCACCAACTCTGTAAGTTGCATATATCTGTACGCCAGTTGGTGGGATTCTTCCACTTACACTATCCCCAAATGTTACAAATGTAAATCCATCGGCGTTAGTAAATGTTGTAAATACAGGTGCATAACTACTAGAATCAATAAGATATTGAACTCTTTGGTATGAAACTCCATTGATAGTAATTTGCGTTGAGGCGTTAATTACAGAACTATTTGCTAATTGATAACTTTGGCTTGCCGTCCCGTCAGAAACACCTAAAACTTCATTACTTACAGTATAACCTTGGGTTGCAGTTACTGTTGCTGATCCATTTGTAGTGCCCGACTTTGCTGGGATTGTCAACGAAGAGTTTGTTTCAAAAATAATTTGAGTAGTAGTAGCGCTTGTTATTAAGGAAGTTGCTACTTGAGTGAGGGCGGGGATGGTTATAGGAGATGAGGTTGAGTTTTGAAAGGTAAGGGCTACTGTAGCGGAAGTTAAATCAGTTGGTGTATACCCAAGTAGATTAGAGATTTGCAGAACATTAGCCCGTTGTGTGGCTGTAGAAATGAATGCCTCGTTAGCCGCGCGATCGATATAATAATTTAAAATATCACCCATATAAGCGAATAGCTCTAAAAGGGTCATTCCAAAGTCCGCCGGGTCGCGGTTAGTCCACGTTGGGGAGAAATTTGGAATAAGAGTAGTCATATCCGATAAAATGGCCGAATAATCCCTAGACGTATAGTCTACGGCTGGCACGTAATTACTTGTTGCCATATGGTACCTCCGAAATTACATCCCCCGATTGGGTAAGGATATCAGTCTTTACAACCACAGTCTCAGGGTTCTGAGAAGCACCATATTTGTAATTTATAGTTATATTTAAATTTCCGTCATTTGGGTCAATACTAGTATCTACCCCTAAAAGTGCTAGATACGGTAGCATTTTTCCAAAACCTTGGTCTATTTCTTGTTTTACTCTATCTATGGCAGAAGAATAGTTTTCAAAAGATGTGCCTCTAACTCTAGTGCCAAATGAAGGTCGCATGACCCGTTCACTTGTAAGAGTCATAACCGCTAAAACTACCCTATCTTGCATAATTTTCTTTTGATCTTGTGTTGTTAAAATTCTGCCGTTATCATCAAAAGAAAATGGTAAAGCAATTGCGGAACTCATAATTCTACTCCCATCCATACTGGGTAATTAGGATCCCCAGCAATAAACATTATCCATACTTTTTGCCCAACATTTGGGATTTTACGGTGATACGTGTGTTCTGCCGCAGTTAAACCTAATTCCGATCCGTCCGTCTCCAAAGCGTCAGTGCTGGCAATATGTGGGTGGGTTAAAGTCCCTGAGCCAAGGGCTTGCACTGTATGGTTGTGCGAACTTGCGCCAAATCCGCCATCATTAGCCGAACCAGTTGTCAATAACGCAGCTACTTGAGCCGCTGTATGCGCTAAATGGTCTAAATGATTTGCGTCACTATTTACCGGCAAACAAGGAGGAGCCCAGTCAGTTTCAGAATCACCTAATACTTGAATTACTTTTAGTTTAATTTTATACTTTTTATCTGGATCTTGGTTATTAGTACAGATCCCCTCATAAATACCATAAAAACGCTTGTCTTCGCTCATAATATACTCGGTATCTGCGTTAATAAACGGCTACTAGTTGGGGTAGTCGACGCAACTGTTTGCGCAGCTGGGTCTAAACTTGCAGTTCCAGATACCCAAATAGGACCATTAGATGTCGGTTTAGCTCTATTAGTAGCCACACCAAAAGATCCAATAGATTGTGGTCCAAGGTTTATAGAAGTTTTTAATAAGTTACTCTTTGGGGTAATTGCAGTTTGTCTTACCCCAGGGATTATAGTTCTAGANGGTTTTATGCTTGGGGCTACAATTTGTTGTCCATCAGTCCAAGCAACCGCAGTTCCCAAAGAATCTGACCCTAAAGTTAGAATAGTAGTATATGTATGGGTATTTCTTTCTGTTTCTAAAACTTTATGCTCAGTTCCTAAAATTGTCCAATACCCTTTGTATTGGCCGCCCACACCATCAAGATAAATAGGAAGATCTGGGCGTAAAGAAGCATTACCAATAACTTCAGCGGTTGCTCTATAAGGAAATACATTTCTATTTTCCGCCGCCTCTGCTTCGTATTTAGCCACAGACGGTGTTCTTGCTACTATATCGGTAGCGTAATGGTCAAAGAATTCAGAAGATGTTTTAAATCTTGTTTTTTTAGCTCGAATTTGAGTTGTTATTGACATGCCGGTAATAGTACTTGAATCTAGTCCAGATACAGCAACTGCTGCTTTTTTATTACCGTCGTATTCCATAGATTCGCTAATAAGTGGTTCAAAAGAGTAAATAGTTGACCCACTGGGATCATTGGGGTCTCGCATAACAAAATACGGCGCTTCAGAACGTTTATTTGTGTATTCATATAGCATAGGTTGAAAGTAAATTTCTGTGTTCTCAGTTCTTAGACTGTAACCACACTGTTTTGCTANTCTTACGCACATCTCCCAATCCGTGTGTCCAGCTTGAGATACTTGTGGATAAATTCTAGGGTGCGCAATAGTAAAGGCAACAAGTTTATTTTTTTTAGCAATTTTTTGAATTATTGCGTCAGCCGATAGACNTTTATATATTGTTTGAGACTCATTTTTCATAACCATAGACGGGCTAAGCACAGTAACTTCTGTTAAAAAAGACCCTGGAGTTCTATTGACAGATACATGGTGCACATAACCATAAAAAGTTTTTGTATTATTAATGTTATCACTTATATTAAATTGTATAGGTGATCCAGCTTCCACTACGTCGTAGGAAATAGCCCAATCTCTAAATGTAAGTACTGCTACTTCATGCTCATATCTATTTTGATATAGAGACAGAGAATAGACATGCATTGGGGGCACTGTTGTATTAGGAAAAGAGACGGATACATAATTAAACATTTGGTATTTTTAACACCGTTCCAACAGGAATATTAGTAAAATCTGTTATTTGAGGGTTAAATTCAGGTATTAACCACCAAAACTCTGGATTTTTATAATAAGTGGCCGCAATTTGATCTAAGCGTTCCCCAGGAAGATAAGAATGCTCAAAATAATTTATTTTTCCTAAAGTACTAAATTGGTAAAAAACAATAGGATTTGCATAACCCCCAACGGTTTTAGATATAAAATCAATAGTTGAGTACTCGTATCTAGATCCTTTATAAATTGTCATTAAATTCCTCAGTTCGTTAAAGCTACACGAGAAAACGCATTGAACGATGCAGTTACCTCAGAATGTATAGGTATCATATCTTCCGTAAAAACACTGTGTTTAATTGTTAAGCTTTCAAACCAACCAATATAAGAAAGACTATCAGCGGTTGGTCCAAGTTGTAACGCTACAGCAGTTGGAGATAAAAATGCAAGATCTGAGGTAATTCTATTTAACCCATTTTCCCATAATTTACCATTTTGACCAGAGCCATTAATCATTTTATATATGTATTCAATATCAGCCATAGTTCCTTTTTTTGCTAAATCTGAAAGTTGTGCTATTTTATCTTGACTGGTGCCTGGGTATCCACTTGTATAGTAGTTATCTGCAATAGTTTTGTAATCAATAAATGGAGTTTTAGCGTAATCAGATGTATAAGTTTTACCTTTAATACAAACAAAATCGTTTATTCTATCAATAACAATAGTAAATTGTATATTTTCCATAGCCGTAAACAATCCGCTCAAAGCCGCATGAGCATCTAAAGAACTTGGTACAACATTAGCATTTCTTGTTAAAATATTTGTAAAATCAGTAGGGTTCCAAAGAAATTGAAAACCCCAATAATTATCTTGAGGGGTAGGTATAGCCCCTGTATTTGTTGTGTCTGCGCCAGTATTTGTAGGTGCTATTATCCCAGTATNAGTTTTAGCAGGTGTTGCTGCGTCGTAATACCACATTATTGCTCTGCGAGTAGAGTGATCTGTATAATTTGCGTCAACACGTCCATTAACAGTTGTTGGGTTAACTGGAAGACTCCAATTATGTGGGGGTAAATTAAACTTCATTTCACTGGCTGAATGATATGCAACATTACCAGTTGGTAGAGGGGTGGTTTTAGGCTGTGTTG